ATGATGTAATTTCTATACCACTTGAAATACTGTTTAGAAGATGGTTTGTATTCATCTCTATGAATAAGGCAGATACGAACCATCTCTTCAAAATCATCGACATCAATCGGTTTAACAACTTCACGTCCATGCTTGTATGCTGTCTTACGTACATATGTACTTCCATGAGGCTTGAAACGTTTATAAATTCTAGGCATTTGGATCACCCCACATTCGTTTGAATGCTAACTTAGAACCATACTCGAAATTGAATTTATCTTCTTTTGAACACTTAGCGTTTGCGTGGCGAACACATTCACCATCTACATAGTATGCAGCTATGATGCGTCTTCCTTTTTTTATGATTTTGATTTCTTCTTCATCTGCACCATAGTCGCAAGTTAATGACTTATATAAATTGCTAAACGCTTTTTGTAGATTGTTAATGTCTTCTGCTATATTAGCCATTTGTTACTTTTCTCCTTTCATTCAATACTTTCTTTTTCCAGATTTCTGCTGCACCCAAAACTTCTTTTGGTGGATTCTGATTGTACTTAGCTCTTATCTGTACGATTTCCTTTTTGCAAAATTCCATTGTGTATAAAGGTTTATTTGGCTCTTCTGAATTTCTGATAAATACTATTGTTGTTGTTCCAGAAGCATGTCTATCAACGTATGTACTAACACAGTGATGTAATGTCGAACCTTCATTGACTATGTCGCTTGCTTTTTTAGGTAAGACAAACTTAAGACCATTAATCTCCATTTCCATGTATTGTCTTGCTTTAATAAGTTCATCAAATTTGTTTTTTAATTCTCTATCACGGTTACGCTTAGCTTGTTCTTTTCGTTCTCGTTCTAGAGCATTGTATAGGTCAACTAGATAATCATGTGCTTGTCTAAGATTTCTAGGACATGCGTTAGTATCGTTGATTGGAACATTACATTGCTCCATTAGTCTTAGATAATCTATGTAGTATCTAAAATCTATCCGATTTTTAATAGCCCAATTCTGAAAGTGAATAATGCCAATACAGCTTGGTATCTTGTCAAAATTTACATGCGATATATATTTTTCTGCTCCAGGAACAGGCTTCCCATTTCGACCTCTGATTTTTTCATCTAGTATTATCTTTTCGAATCCAAAATCAGAATTCTTAATTTCATGCTTATGCTTTCTGAGCCACTTTTCATTCATGATTCTCATATCGCATTGTGTTGGCGAATACATAAGCTCATATACAATTTGGCGTGCATTAATCTTTTGCAAGAATTCAATTTCACGTCTATATTTATAGAATCGTCTAATGTCCCATATGTTGACAGGTATCTTCCACTCAATATACTTAAGTTCAGATTTTTGTTTCAGTTGATTATCAATATCATTCTCATACATAACAACTCCTGTATATGCACCGCCCATCGAATACTGTCTACACAGTCCAAATTGATATCTACCAGTCACAAAATAGTTTTGGCTGCATTGAATATGTTCATCATTTTCAAACAGTTCAAAGTTTACAAGCTCGCAATCAATATTTTGAATCCCACGATTGTATCTCGAATAAAATCCATAGGATTGTATCTCAATACGTTTTGGCGTACATAGAGTTATCGCAAAACATTTATAGCAATCATTGAAATCTATTCGTGTATTCTTATTCAATCTTTTTTTTATGACTTTACAGCCTTTTCGATTTGATGAAATTACTTTGTCTTTATTTAAAAAAATAATTGTTGGAATTTGTGAGTAGCACCAATCAAAGAATGATTTAGGAGGTTGTAGTCTTTTATTCACATAAAATTCAGCATCTCTCATATCTCGAATAAACTGATTCTTTCGAAGTCAGACTTCTCCTTTACTTTTGCCTTCTGGCTTACTCTAGTGGTGGTTTTAGGCTCTTCTTTCGCTTCGTTAGTATTTACCCTTTGAATAGTCACATTCGCAGTAGCCTTTGCTTTAACGTTCTTTAAATCAGATTTAAAGTACTCTGCTGCCCAGCCAAAGACAACGCTATCCGCAACTACTGCACAACCACCATCACGTTGATCAGAAGCTCTGTTTACGCAATATGTATATGCATTTGCAACTGTCTTTCCTTCTTTGCAAATTCCTTCAAATAATTCATCATCTTCTTGAACGCACAACCAGTTATGAATTGCATCAACCGCGAATGTATGTTGTTTGCTCATCTCTTCGTTCATCTTTTCTAATGCTCTTTGTTTAATATCCGACATCTTACATTCCTTCCTGTTGCATCTTCTGCAATCTTTCTAAAAGTTCCTTTGAAGCTGGCGTGCCTTCTGGTAATGTGCCTGCTTCTTGCTGTCGGATGTATTCCGGCATTGTAATCTTCACAGATGATTGTGATTGACGAGTATCTTCTCGTTCTGCCCGTGCAATCCAAGAATTGATGAAGCGCATGATTCCATTCTTCGTCTTTCGCTTCGTTGGATTGGTTTTAAGCCATTGGCTCATTTTTAAAATTTGATCACGTACATCCACACCTGGATATGCATTCATAAATTCATTGAAATGATTCTGGGATATGTGAAATCGAGAACCATCTTTCAGAATTAAAGGTGGTAAATCCATTACAGGTTCGGGTGCGAACGAAGTTTGCTCCGAACAAGTATTTATATATTTCTTATATTCTTTATATTCTTTATTTATTCTATTGTGTGCAGCCAGTGTGTCAGTCAGTGTATCAGTTAGTGTGTCAGTAGGTGTGTCAAACTGTGTATCATATAGTGTGTCATCCACTTCTTCAAAATCTTGAAATTTACTGTAATTTACTATGTTTATTTGAGTCCATGACTGTGTCACTGTGCGTGTTATTTGGTGTTCCTCTTCAAGTAGCTTTAAGAGTCGCCGAACAGTATTAACTGATAAATAGGATTCTTTTGCTAAATTTCTTGCAGATGTGATTAACGAACCACGCGGAACAAGTATTCCTTTAAAATATGCAGGCTTCCAATTTGCTTTAAGTAAGAGCAGTATCCAGAAGCCGAACATATTAGGATAGTCGTGATATCGCCACTCTAATATTCGGCGATCAAGTTTAATATATCCCTGTTTCATATATGCCATTTGCCACACTTGCTAATTAGCATTTTCTGTGGCATATCCTTTCTTTAAGCGGTCTAGTTGCAACCAATGCTTAAGCGTTAGACCAGTTATCGCCTTTCTATTTATTTAGTTTTGCATTGGTTGCAGCCAGTGTTCTCGCTCCTGCAAGCGAACGTAATACTTCTCGATATGTAAGCTCCCTTTTCTGTAGTATTTTGTATATCTGAGATGCAGTACGTTCACAAATGGCATCCCTTGCAGTTGATTCTAATGTTGCCTTCTTCATGTTTTCCTCCTAGTTCTAGTGATGATTGATTTTGGTAGAATTTGCACTTTAAGCAATCGTCTTTTACTTCAAAGACTCTATAACCTGCCTTAATCGGTGGGCAGCATTGTGTTTCTTCGTGCCAGCGTGTGCATGTCTTGCAATCAAAACAAAGTTTAATCATCGAAATCACTCATTTCTTTAACTTTTCGTTGAAATGCATCCAGTTTTGCCAGTTCTAAATTTAGTGCGATTTCAGCTTGATCATCATCTAGAATTGTTATTCCTTCTGTACTAATCGGCTTTACTGGCTCGCCTTTTAAGCGACGAAGCTTATCTATTATTAATGTGTTCATTAGTCTATACCTACGATGAACATAAATACTTTTGTAAATAGTGCTAGATAAAATCCGCAAATTATTGTTTTAAAAAATAAATCTTCTAATTTAATTGTTTTCATGTTCTACCCTTTCTGTGATAAAATGGTAGTGACATATTTCTGATGTCACTTAAGCGCTGTGTCCTTCGAATGACTGCGCTTTTTTTATTTGCATTCCTGCTAGTCGTATCTTAAGTTTGTTGCTTAAATCCATACCTGATGTAAGATTGATAAATTCTGCATATTCTGTTTCAGTTGTTAAGCATTGCTTTCCAAACTTCCGATATTTAAGCAATCCTGCTTTTCGATACCAACCGACTCGTTCAGGACCACATCGGAGCCGCTTTGCAATCTCTTCCGTGTCTATTAGCTGTATATTCTGTATGTCTTGTGGTGTTAGCATACTTACTCTCCTTTCTATAATTTTCTATGCTGTATAAAGCAGTCTGAACGTTTCTCTGCCCTTTGGAGTAATAAGCGTTTGAACATCCGAATGATCATTTTTGCTAAACTCTTTGAGTTCAAATAATCCCTTTCCGGTCTTTCCATATTTTGCATAAGGCTTTAACTTGCTTTTTTGATCACGGTAGACATATCCATCTTCAATTAAGTTATTGATTAGGTCTGTTTGTCTTAAACCTAATTCTTTTGCTGTATCTCTAAAGTTAGTTAATAAATTGCGCTCTACCAAATTGTCGAAGTAGTCTGCCTTAGGTTTTAGTTCAGAATTTTCAATCTTTAGGGTTTCGATTGTCTTGTTAGCGATTGTCAACGCTCTAGCCATTACTCGCTCAGGGCTATTCCATTCTTTTTCAACTTGGATAAAATACTTTCTTACTTCCTTGCCTTTTTCTGTACGCTGTAGCATTGCGATTTCCTTCGCCATGTCTAATGTGATTTGTGCATCTTGTGACGGTCTTCCTCCGGTACTTTCGCTCAAAAATGAGCAAAAGTCTTTTCCATCTTCAAAGCCATATTCACACATTCGTGGAAACCAATCTTTGAATTGTGTTTTAACTTCTAATGCTTCATGCAATTCTCTTGCTGATACGGTGATGCGTTCTGCATCTGTTGTGTTAATCTTTAATAATTCGTTCATGTTTATCCTTTCTTAACAAATTAAGCATGTTCGTCTGATATATCAGACAGTCTATCTAAAAAAATATTTTCAACTGAAACATCTAGTGCTTTCGCAATTCTTAAAAGTAAGTGTGACGATACATTTCTTATATCTGTATTCTCTAATTCATTAAGATATTGTCTACTACAGCCTACTTTCTCAGCCAATTCTGTTTGAGTTATGTTTTTAGAAAGACGGTATTCTTTTATTTTATATTGCACTTTAACAACCTCCTTACGTTGTCAATTATATCAGACATAAAATATCTGTCAACTATATTTTACAAGAAATTGTCAATTATTTTTGACAATTTGAACACTAGTATATTATTATTGCATTGGATATAACGGAGGGTAGCACCATATGAAATTATCTGAATTAATTAAGACTTATCGTCACGAGCATAATTTATCGTTACGTGCTTTTGCAGAAAGAACGATTTGCTCATTCCAATATATTAGTAATATAGAAAAAGAAGAGGTAAAAAATCCAAGCATCCCTACTTTAGTATCAATTGCTAAAGCAATGAATATGACGTTAGACCAATTGTTGAAAATCACTGATGATTTTATGATAGACATTCAACTTGATGGAAAAGGAAGAATTTTAAAAAACGGATGGCAAACTGGCAAGCGTGTATCAGATGTTACAGGTGAAGTTATAGACGATGATTCAATTTTTGAAATTCTTGCTAATCCAAATATCTTTAAAGTTCCTCTATATGATTCTATATCATGTGGAACTGGCGGATTTGTCGGCGATAACATAATCGATTATGTATCCCTTCCATCTAATTTATTTAGTCCAAAAAAAGAATACTTTGCGCAATATGCACATGGAGATTCAATGATTAATGCAAACATCAACGACGGTGATCTAGTCATTTTTGAGAAGACTTCATCAGTAACTAACGGTATGATTGGGTGCTTCTGTGTGGACGATAATATAGCTACTTGCAAGCGTCTTTCTATGTCAGATGGGCAGATTATCCTTTTACCTGAAAATCCTTCTTATAACCCTATTATTGCCAACGTAGAGACGTTTAAATGTATTGGCAAGCTTGCTTTTGTAATTAATGACAGAAGAGCCGAAGAAGATAAATAAAAAAAATCCGACTGCAGCGAACAGTCGGACAAGCAGTAAACTCACTCCAATGTGCTTTTACTGTACTCAATTCTAACATGAAAGGAGTGTTATATGGAACAGATAGAAAGGTATTTAGAAGAAATCGAAGCTGCACTCTACAGAATGTCCCCAACGGAAAGAGAACATTTGATGGAAGTGCTACATCTCGCATTTGCGGATTACTTCGAAAATAACTACAGAAAATCCTAGGAAGGAGAAAACCACATGAAAGAGAAATGGATACGAGAGATAAGTTCTAAATCAAAAGGTATTGGATTTAGAGTATCTGCTAAAGTCAGAGAAAATAATATCTTACGTACTATTGATGGCGGTCGTTTCTACGTATCTGATTATGACGGAGATAAGAAATTAGCAAAGATGGCAGCTATTGATGCCAGAAACAAGCTCCAAAAAGAAATTGAAATAGATAAATATTCTCTTAATCACATGACAGTTGAAGATTGCTATTTGAAATCTTTGCGTGATCGTCAGGCATCCATCAAAACAAAGCATAGACACGATAGTATGTTTAAAGAGATGATACCAGAATCACTACGTAAGAAGAGTATTACAAAGGTTACTACAAGTGATGTACAATTATCTATTAACGAGTACTGTTTAACTCATACGCAGGGGCAAATGAATCATGCTATGTGCATATGGAGACAGATTTACAAAGCTGCTCTAACTGCAGAAATACCAGTAGTTGATCGTTCTCAAATGGTGTTAGTTCCAAAATCAAAAATTGTACGAAAGAAAAGAGACAATTCTATAACATATGAACAGTTTGTGCTATTCGCAGATGAATTATTAAAATACAACTGTATAAGTGAATCAGGTCGTCATCGTTCCTCCGCCATCTGGTATGCTTGCCAGATTATGCTGTACACAGGATTGCGACCACAAGAAGTATATGCGCTTTCTAAGAGCGATATAGACCTAGAAAGCATGCAAATATCAATTAACAAGTCAGTAGGCTCTACAAGCACATTAGAGCGCCAAATAGTACCAGTTAAGACAATTTACTCTGATGCAATTATCCCTATCTCTACACAGTTAAAACCGATATTAGAACAGATGATAGCGTGGTCAAAAAATGATGGATTACTTTTAGCCGATATTGACGGAAAGCCATTTGACATTGATCTAGTGTGCACTCTAATTGTAAACGTATCTCGCAAGTGTAAGTCTAAGTATGGTTTTACATTCAATCAATATAAGTTACGGCACCTATTCAGCAAAGACTTATTCGAAGCAAATGTAAATCCTAAAGTTATCCAGGCATTGATGCGACATGCTAACGAAAACATGAGCTTATATTATGCATATACAACCGATGAGGATAAAGCAAAAGCAGTAGAAAATAGAAAACTATAAACTGGCGAACATTAAGCGAACATATGTCGTATATAACAAATATCGTGCATGAGTTATACAAGAGTTGAGATTCAAAAAACGGCTTATATATTCAATAAACAATGGCTATATGCGATATAACAAGATTGATATGACTATATATATGTAATCCCATTAGTCGCCCCTTGTAGCAAAAAATCCGTTGAATAACGGATTTTTATTTTGTTTACTA